CTTTCGCCACAGGAGTTAAACAAATATCAACAAATTTAGGCACAAATGTATCAACCATTTTAGATGCAAACGGGCCAGCAACTCAAAGCATAATTAATAGAAATTTAAAAAATTTACAATTGAATGGCGGTAAACTAAAACAAGTAACAACCACAGGCGATGTTATTGCTTTGTATATGCCAGACACTTTACAATTTGATACTCAACAAAACTATAATGATTTATCACTAACATCATCTTTGGGGGGTTTGGCTGGAGTGGCTTTAGCTGAACAAATAGCGGCAGGTGGCGATGCGGGTAAGGCAGCTGATTTAGCAAAAGCGGCTATATCTAGATTTGCAACAAATACAAATGACTTATTAAGAGCAGGAGCATTTCTAGGTCTAGGTGCTGTTGTTAATCCTATGTTAGAGGTGATTTACTTGTCTCCAGCGTTTAGAAAATTTGATTTTCAGTTTAAATTTTATCCAAGAAATGAAGGAGAAGCTTTAGAGGTTCAAAAAATTATAAATTTATTACAATTTCATCAAGCGCCAGAGTTAAAAAATGATGGTTCTTCCCTTTTATTAATACCTCCATCACAATTTGATATTAAATTTTATTACTCAGGAAAACAAAACTTAAATGTTCCTCAAATAGGAAATTGTGTGTTAAAAAGCATACAAGTAAATTATGCGCCAAATGGTTGGTCTGCATATGAAGTTCCTGGTGAAGAAACTTCTGTTGGTGGTACCGGTATGCCTGTTGGTATTGAAATGACTTTATCTTTCCAAGAGGTGGAATATTTAACAAAAAATATTCCAGACGCAACATCAAAAAATTCAGAAATTTCTTCAGCTTATAATATGGCCGAATTTGGTAACGCAGGAGTTGATTTCCGTCAAGAATAAAAAAAACAATTATGTCAAAATATTTTAATTATTTTCCAAAAACATTTTACACTAGTAATAGTGATAGTATTGGTGTAGATTCTGTTACAAACATTATAGCTCGTTTTGCTTTTGAAAATTCTTTAAAAGAAAATTCTATTGCTTTTTATCCATATCAGGTTCAAGATAGTGATACCCCTGAAATTATTGCTCATAAATTTTATGGTAATTCAGAAAGACATTGGATAGTTTTATTGTTAAACGATATTATTGACCCGCAATTTGATTGGCCACTCAAAAGTGATACTTTAATTAAATTTATTGATGAAAAATATACGGCCAATGGAGCGGCAAACACTCCAGCACAATCAGGTTTAGCTTGGGCTCTAAGTGTAAATAATGTTCAAGGCTACTTTAAAGTAATTACAACCACCACAAATGACGGCACAATTACAACAGAAAAAATTTCTTTGGATGCTAACACTTATGCCAATGTAGCTACAAGTTCTATTTCTAAAACAACACAAGCTGGTGAAGTTGTTACAATCTTGATAACAAAAGAAACACAGTCATACTATACCTATGAGCAAGAGCAAAATGAGTCCAAAAGGAATATTAAATTATTGAAAAAAGAATTTGTTTCTGAGGTTGAAAAAGAATTTAAAAGAGTTTTATCATTATGAGTTTATCAATTAAAAATTCAACACAATATAAAATTGATGAGGTTATTCTTGTAACTAAAGGCGGAAACATTGACATTAGCCAAATATTTACAGAAATTAATATTTTTGATTCAATTTTAATGCCTGTAATGAGTGGAAATATTTTAATTCGTGATTCTTTGAATTTGTCTGGTCAAATTTTGTTTGATGGTTCGGAGTCATTATTATTAAGTTTTAAAAAAGATGAATCTTCTAGCGATTTTCTTTTCAAAAAAGCGTTCAGAATTTATAAACAAACAGATAGAATTTCTGATGGACCAGCTACAGTAAAATATATTCTTCATTTTGTTTCTGATGAATTAATATATTCAGACCAACAAAGAGTTAATCAGTCATATGAAGCGTCCTATTCGGATATTGTTAAAAATATTCTTTTGAATTATTTAAAAATTTCTAAAAATAACCTTGGTGGAATATACGAAAGTTCTTTTGGTATTAAAAGTGTAGTCATACCAAATTTAAGACCAATAGAGGCAATTCAATGGTGTGCAAAGCGAGCTATTGATGGCAACAACTCGGCTAATTTTCTTTTTTTTCAAAATATAACCGGATATAATTTTGTTACTTTATCTAAACTTCTCACGCAAGGAGAGGTTTTGAATATTGAATATAGAACAAAAAATTTAGAGGGAAGCAATTCAATTGAAGAAATGTCTGGTGCAAGATATTTAGAAGTTTTAACTTTAAATGACAACATTGATAGAACTCGTTCTGGTGTTAACGCTGGTAAATTTATAGGTTTTGACCCAATCACGAGAACAATTATAACAAAAAATATATCTTACGGCGACCACTATTCAGGAATAGAACATGGCAATAAAACAGCAAACTTTACTTCAATTCAAAGCCGAAATGGATTGAAAAATTTTGAAGCTTATAATTCTAGAAAAACAATTAGTATTTTTGGTTATGCAAAACAATTTAGTCAATATATTAATAAAAATGATCCATCTTCAATCTCAAAAGAAGAAGATTTTGAGAATTGGGCTTTTCAGAGAAAAGCTATTTTTAAGAATTTAATGTCTAAAAAATTAAAAATTGTGATGCCTGGTAATTTTCAATTATCTTCAGGTTTTAATGTAACTGTTAAAGCGCCTCAAATAGGAGTTTTAAATAAATCCACATCAGAAGATGATAAAAGTATTAACGGAAAATATTTAATTATTGCTTCAAGGCATATTATTAGTTTTGAAAAACACGAAACTATTATTGAGGTAGCATCAGATTCTTCTACAACAGATTTTATTTCTGCGAGTAGCCGAGAACAACAACAAGAAATTTTAGAATATGGCACAATATGATTTCCGAAGATAATAAAGATTTTGCTGGAAAAAATGGTTTTACTTGGTTTATTGGTATTGTAGAAGATAGACAAGACCCATTAAAACTTGGCCGTTGTCGTGTTCGTTGTGTTGGTTGGCATGCTGAAGATAAAATGCATTTACCAACCGATGCGTTGCCTTGGGCCATGGTTACATATCCCATAAACAACACAAACACATATGCATCAAAAGAAGGTGATATGGTGTTTGGATTTTTTGCAGACGGAGAAAGCGGACAAAATCCAATTGTGATGGGTTCTTTTCCTAGTATTCCATTAAAAGCAGGAAATTCACAAGAAGCTTTTAGTGATGGAAGAACTGAGGCTCAATTAGCAGCCGCACCAGTTAAACCATCAGAAGCACCTACATTATACCCAAGACGATTAGATGAGCCAAGCACATCACGCTTGGCAAGAAATGATGCTGATTATCCGTCTCCCATTAATGAAAGTAAAGCGGCAAATAAAGCAGGTAAAGTAGAACCGAACTCATACTATTCGGCAGTTTACCCATATAACAATGTATATGAATCAGAATCCGGGCATGCCATGGAGTTTGATGACACGAAAGGAGCTGAGAGGATACACTTGTACCATCGCTCTGGTTCGTATGTTGAATGGGGACCTGCTGGAGACCGTTCCGAAAGAATCCAAAGAGATAAGTTTAGTGTCGTAATTGGTGATGATTCAGTATATGTTCAAGGCAATGTTAATTTGTTTGTAGATGGGAATGTTACCGCACAAATTGGTGGTCAGGTAAATATGACTGTGGGTGGAACAGTTAATGCCACCGCTTCTTCGTTCAATTTAACAGGCGATGTGAATGTTACTGGTGATATTACAGCCTCAGGTGTAGTTACTGATAGCGGAGCAGTTCTTGCTACACATACTCATTCTGGAGTTTTACCTGGTGGTGGTAACACAGGCCCTCCAAACTAGAATAAATAGAAAATGGCAACCGTAAAAATAGAATCAGACCGAACTTTTAAAGACCTGGATTTGAATTTCACTATTCATCCAGTTAAAAAAGATATCAATACTCACAAGAATGAGTTTGCTATTATTAACTCTATTAAAAACTTAATATTAACAAACCACTATGAGAGGCTTTTTCAACCAGAGCTTGGCAGCAATCTTCGGCGCCTATTATTTGAACAGGTGGATTCGGTCACTTCGGCACAATTAGAAAGAGAGATTTCAGAGGTAATTGGTAACTTTGAGCCTCGTGCTCAAGTGTCTAGAGTGGATGCTGTGCCAGCACCTGATGAAAACGCATATAAAATTCGTTTGGAGTTTTTTATCATTAACAATCCAAACCCAATTACAATTAATTTCTTTTTAGAGAGAATTAGATAAAAATGGCAAACCGTTTACGAGTAACAGAGCTTGACTTTGATACAATTAAAAACAACTTAAAAGCTTTTCTAAAACAACAATCTGAGTTTACAGATTACGATTTTGATGGTGCTGGCTTAAATATTCTTTTAGATATTCTTGCCTATAATACTCACTACAATGCGTATTACTTAAACATGGTCGCAAATGAATCGTTTTTAGATACCGCTATTCTGCGAGAGTCGGCCGTATCACACGCTAAAACATTAGGTTATACTCCTTACTCCACACGAGCGCCCGTAGCAATCATTAACTTATTGGCAAATTCTACCACAACTTCCGCAGGCACATTAACTTTGGCCGCAGGTTATGGTTTTCTCTCAAATCAAATTGATAGTAAGGCCTATAACTTTGTGGTTTTAGATGATGTTACCGCAACAAAAGCTAATTCATCTTATTTGTTTGAAAATCTAGAAATTTATGAAGGTCAATTAGTAAGTTATTCTTTTACCTATGACCAAGGCTCAAATCCAAAACAAGTATTTACAATACCTGATACAAACATAGACACGACCACGATTAAAGTTTCTGTAACTCCTTCAGCTTCCAATACAGCAACGGAGTCCTATGAAAAGGTAACCGATGTATTAGACATTACGGCTACATCTGAAGTTTTCTTTTTACAAGAAGAACGAGGAGGAAAATATCAAATTTATTTTGGTAACAATGTAGTAGGTAAAGCATTGCCTGATGGCGCTATTGTAAATGTAACCTATCTCTTAACAAATGGCACCGCTTCTAACAAAGCAAATAATTTTATTGCTTTATCTTCGGCGGTAGATTCGTTAGGTGAAACACTTACCAATTTTACAATTACTCCACAAAGTGCAGCTTCTGGTGGTGCTGACCGTGAATCGGTGGACAATATTAAATTCTCAGCGGCTGCACGATTCTCTACACAAAATCGTTTAATTACATTTAAAGATTATGAAACTTATATTTTAAACAACTATCCAAACATTGATTCTATTTCTGTTTGGGGTGGAGAAGATAATGAACCTCCTGTTTATGGTAAAGTTTTTATTTCAATGAAGCCAAAAGAAAACTATTATATTTCAGAGGCAGAAAAGCAGCGTATCATTGACGAAATTATTACACCAAAGGCAATTATTGCTGTTCAATCTCTAATTATTGATCCAGAATTCTTATATCTGCTAATTGATGTTCAATCACAATACGATCCAAAGAAAACTACGGATACTGAGGCAGCTTTAAAAACTAAAATTACAAATGCAATTTTAAATTATGCTGACACCAATTTAAATCAATTTGCTTCTAAAATTATTAATTCTAAATTAGAAGCTGCGGTAGATAATGCAGATTTAAATGCTATCGTTGGAAATAAATTAGTCACTCGTGTTCAAAAACGATTTGAGCCAACATTAAACACATCAGAGTCCTATACAGTTAATTTTAATGTTCCGTTACATCGTGGTACAGTAACAAATAAAATAACATCAACCGAGTTTGATGTGGTAGATAGTGATGGTATAAGAAGAACAGTTTTCTTTGATGAAGTGCCACAATCATTTACTGGTATTTCTAACATAGAAGTTACCAATCCAGGCTCTGGCTATCTAAGCGCTCCAACAGTTACAATTACTGGTGATGGCACAGGTGCAACTGCTGAAGCCACGATTGTAAATGGCACTATTCAAAGTATCACAGTAACAAATCGTGGTATTGATTACACTCGTGCTATTATCACTATATCTGGCGGTAGTGGATTTGGTGGTGAAGCTTCTGCAATTATTGATGCTGCCATAGGTACATTAAGAACCATTTATTATGATAGTAATGCTCAAAGGCAAATTGTTGATTCTTTAGCAGGTGAAATCAATTACAATACTGGCACAGTAACAATATTTGATATCAATATGTTATCTGTTTCTTCACCTGACAATTTGATTCGTTTATCATTTGAAGCTGAAGAAGGTATCATTGAGTCGGCTAGAAACACAATCATTACAATTGATGAAACTGATCCTGTGGCCATTACTGTTAACTTAACTAAAGTAGCCTAATGTCTTTTGCCAACACCTCAATACTGATTAATCGTCAGGTTCCTGAATTTATTCGGGAAGAGCATCCTCTATTCATTACCTTTTTAGAAGCCTACTATGAATATTTGGAACAAAAACAAACAGGCGAATTAAACGATTTAACACAGAAGGCTAAAGATTTACGATATCTTTCAGATGTTGATTACTCTTTAAATGAGTTTGAAGATAGTTTCTTTAATACTTACGCCTCTTTATTGCCTAAAGATGTTTCTGTTGACAAAGAATTTCTCATTAAAAATGTTTTACCACTTTATTTAGCCAAAGGTAATGAAGCATCATTTAAACTTTTGTTTAGAATGTTGTTCAACGATGAGGTGGATATTCTTCAACCTCGCAACAATGTTTTGCGTGCTTCTGATGGTAAATGGACAGTAGATAATATTCTTCGTATTGAAACAGACATACGAAGCATCTATACAGGTAATGGTTCAAACAATACCTTTCTTCTTGCTCAAACTTCAGGCTCTGGTGAAATAGATGTTGAAGTAGATGGCGTAACTAAAACTGAAGGCACCGATTACTATATTCGTAAAGAATCCCGTAAGGTTATCTTTATTACTCCGCCTGCAGCTAATAGTTCAGTTAAAATTTTCTATAATAATTTTGACATTACTGGAATCACAAATCGTAAAGTCACCGGTGTTACATCTGGTGCTACAGCTTTAGTTGAAAGAGCTTCACAAAGAATTATTACCGACCGATTAAATTTTGGTTTGCCTTTTGAATTATTCATCAACACAAAAACACTTATTGGTGAATTTCAAAATGGTGAAACAATCACAACAGACATTATTGATTCTAATGACAATGTAATTCAATTAGAAGCAGACACATTTTCAATTCTCACACAAATAAATGTAATTAGTGGTGGTTCAAGTTATAATGTTGGTGATCCTGTTACCGTTCTTGGTGGCGGTGCTACAACTCCTGCTACAGCTGAAGTTGAAACTGTATCTGATGGTTTTACTGATAGAATTGTTGTAAACTATGGTGGTGCAGGATTTAAATTAGCTTCTACCATTACAAGCTCAAATACGCCAGGTACTACAATTTTAATTGGTGCGGTTGATGGAGTTAATACCTCACATTTTACGGCTAACACATATAATCTTTTAGGTATTGATGAAATTCTTCCATATGCTAATGTAGTATTAAATGTAGCTAATTATGGTTTTCCTGCAGCACCAAACGAAAATGCCAATACACGAATTGTTGATGCTCTAACAAATTTAGTTGTTACTGACTTGGGCCCAATTACAAATGCCGTTATTCTTTTCTCTAATGTGTCGGTGAATACTGCTATATTGGATTCTCAAGGAGCTTTATATCCTGTAGGGAATACTTTTTACGACATTAAAGATTTTAACTCTGTTGGCCGAATTGATGTGTATGGTGGTGGATCAGGTTACAAAATAGGTGATGAAATTATTTTTAGTACCAATCCATCAGGCACAATTGGTACAGGAGCTGCGGCTGCCGTTAAAACAGTTAATGCGGCCGGAGGCATTTTAACCATCGAAATTCAACCACCAAGAATTGTTGGAACAGCCAATGTTGGAAATAATACAGTTCAAATTATTGGCACAAACACTTTTTTTAATAATGATTTACAGGTTGGTGATAAGATTGTTCTTCGTAGCCAAGAAAGATTTATTAATGCTGTAACATCTAATACTACCGCAAATGTCAATGTAGCGTTTACATTTGAATCTGGCGGAGGTAATTTTGCTAATAACTATCCAATTGGCTCTTTTGCTCACGGTGCAGTTGGTGGCGTAAACTATACACAAAACAATTTTCCAACAGTTACCGTTTCCACTGGATCTGGCGGCTCAGGTGCCAATATCGCAATCACTTCTTTAATAGGAAATGGTGAACAGTTACAAGCTCTTGCTGATAAAATTAATGGACAAATTCAAAGAATTCGTTTACTAACAGGTGGTGTAGGTTATCAATACATTCCAGAAATTGATTTGACGAATTTTGGAAATGGTAATGCTGATGCTGAAGCGATATTGGGTGCGTCTTATTCTCAATTACCTGGTCGTTGGACCACATCTGATTCCATTTTGTCTAATCCTGAACGAAGATTACAGGGTTCGGATTACTATGTTGATTATGCTTATGTAACTTCTTCATTGACTGAATTTAGTAAATATAAACAAATTCTCAAAGGGCTATTACATCCATCTGGTTTTGTAAATTATGCGGACTTAAATAAACAGGCAGAAGCCAATGTTACGATTTCTGTTGATGAAACGACCAGCAATACAATCTCTGGTTTGGTCAATGTCTTTACTGGAACCATATTTGTAACAGGCACAGGAACTAGGTTCAATATTGCCAACACGAATGGTATTATTACAATTGGATCAAATGTTGCTGTCAATGGCCAAATTAGAACAATTAGCTCAATTATTAGCAATACAAATCTAGCGGTTTCTTCTGCGTTTACGACCACCGCAAATAGTCAAACACTTATCATACTGACATAAATAGAACTTATGCCTACTTCAATTAATACAAGAAAACTTAGCTATAACTCTGCAAAACTCTTACGAGATTCGGTTAGAGATGCTGCCACAAACACCAGTCCAGTTTTATATGTTACTCTTGGAAATAGTGTTCCTTACAACAACGAAGCTTCTCCTGACAATCTTGTTGACACCATCAATACTGAAAAGGCGGCTTTTGAAAATATTTTTGCAGGTAAAAAGGTAACTGGAAACGACATAGAACTTGTCATTCCTAAAGTCAACTGGACAGGTAGCACCAAATACCGTCAATATGATGATATAATTGATGTAGAAACTTTGGTTACCGCAAATAATACATTGAACTTAAAACCAATGTATGTAATTACTTCGGCACGAAATGTTTACAAGTGTTTATCAAATTCAGCCAGTGCAAACTCTACCGTAGAACCAACAGGTGACTATACGACATCTAATGGTAATATTGCTACGGCCGATGGTTACATTTGGAAATACATGTATAATGTTCAACCATCTAATAAATTTTTAAATGATTCATGGATACCAGCTCCATCCTCCACATTAGCCTTAGATTATGGAGTAAGTTCAATTGGAGTTTTACCTGGTGAATTAACGACCATTGTAGTAACTGCTAATGGCACAAATTATCGTCAAGCCTCTAATATTCGTGTGAATGGTTTTGCTTCTGGTCAAACAACAATCCGTTTATCCAATACATCTCTTACCTTAGAAATTTTTAGTATTCCAACATTGGCAAATTTAGCAAATATGTCTATCTCTGGCACAGGCTTGGCTACCGATACACATAT